ACCAAGGTTCTTATTTTGCTTTTAAAGTTGATGATATTGAAGAAAGACAATCTCATGTAAACTTTGAAGCTCTTGCAACCTCTTCAGGTGCATACTCATTAAAAAAAGCATATGACTACAATGTATTGAAGTTTATCTATGATAACGCTTCAACAAATGCTAGTGCTACAGGAACTGACGGCTCACCAATTGATGGTGACGCAGCTGTAGATACTTTAGCAAATGTTGTATCAGCTGCAAAAAGAGTACTTGATAAACAAGATGTACCAGAAGAAAATAGATGGCTAGTTGCACCACCTGAATTTTTTGAGCAATTAAGAAAAGCAGGCGGAAAACTATCTGACCAATCAGTAATGAATGATGGTGGAGCATCTCAAATTAGAAACGGAAAAGTAACAGACAGACCATTATTTGGTTTTAATATGTATGCTACTAACGCAATCGCTGTTTCTAGTGGAAGTGCTGCATCTCATACTTTTGGATCTGCTGGATCTAATGAGTATGCATTTTTATACGGACATGCGTCAGGAGTTGCGACTGTAAATCACATCGCTAAAACTGAATTAATCAGAGATCCTGATTCATTCGCAGACGTAGTCAGAGGCTTACATGTCTATGGAAGAAAAATCCTTAGATCTGAAGCAGTAAGATC